AGCCGGAACTGTTAGCATGCCCCCATTCAAACGCATTGCCGGTACTTGATCCGGCGGCGCAGACTAGCGAAGCGGTGACGCCACCTGTCGGGCCGCAACGAAGCGCAACCGGATTGACCAACCCGCCAAACGTTGCTGTGCCCGACCCTAAAAATTGATACGTCGGATTATCCGTGATGCTGCCGAATTTGATCGTGCTGACGGCAGCGCCCACGCGCGTGATTTCAAAAATATTCGCGCCGACGCTCGCAGCATCATTGAGCACCCGTAAACTTAAAATGCCGCCCAAGTCGATCCATTCCCAGCGTTTTTCATCGGCTGCGCCTGCGGCGTTCAGTATTTCAATCGCTGGTAAAGAAGCGCGCGTTCCGATTGAAATGCCGGTAGTGGTGGTGGCAGTGATCGCTTGTCCGGCGAATAAATGCTGCCCAGTCCAAGTTACATTCGACGCAGCCGTAATTTGTCCATTGAACGAAACCGTGCCGTCAGCCGCAATTTGAAAGTGCGGCATGGTTGATCCGCCTGCCGCCATTTGAATTGCACGCCCCGCCCGCGCGACGAACGCCAGCGCATCAAGCGTAAACCCGCCGCCCATCTGGCCGCCGTTGCCAAAATCCCCGAATGCTGTGCCGCTACGCTGAAAAGTCGCGTACGGCCCTAACGCCGTTGTCGAGTTGACGACCCACGTCGAACCTCCCGCCGTCCCGGAATTACAAATCGTCACGCCGCTTAAAGCAATTTGCGTCGCGGTGAGTGCAATCAAAGACCCATCGGCGCTAATTGTTACGCGATCTCCGCCGCCAGTCGAAAGGTGCATCCCTAATGGCGCATTGATACATAGTTGGTTAGTTGCAGCGCCAAGAATCGCCACTGCATCGCCAATCTGCCCGATAGTGACCCCGGCAGACTGAAAAGTAGTGTAGGAACTTGCTGCATTTACGCCGTTCAGAAGCAATACAGGACCGGGAGCTATCCCGTTAATTGTGACTGCGATCCCCGATCCGACGGGGGAAAAAACATGCCGCCCGGTCCACGTCACATTGGTCGCTGCCGTGGGGATCGTGCTGCCGTTGTGTGTCAGCGCGGTTGACGTAAGCGCGATGGAATCGACCGCCGTGCCGGTGCGATTCGCACGCAGCCATGTCACGCCCACGCCGTCTAAATCGGTGCGCGTGCGAAAATGTAGATCGCCGCCCGATCCAACGGAGTCCCAAAATTTTTCGTCTGCGCTTGCGCTACCTTCAATCCAACGCAGCGTTGGCGCGATGCTCGCGTTGACATTGATACCCGGCGCGATGATGGTCGTTGAGGCGGTTATCGCATTTTGGATGGTGAGCGAGGCGGCGGTTGATTTGAGTATGACGACATCAATCACGTTGGCCGTGCGATCGACCGATAGCCAATGCACCCCGGCACTCAGCGCATCATTCAATAATCCCATGCGGAATTGATCGCCCGCCGCGAGCGCATACCACACACGATTGTCCGCCGTGCCGGATAAATCATTCCATGACATCGCCGCGAAGGAAGTCGCCGCTATTTGTAATGCGCCTGCATTGCTACCGCTGTTCGCAAACGTATGCCGCCCGGTCCACGTCGGAATGATGGCTTGCGATAACGCGGGCGCACCATCGGAACGAATCAATGTGAGCGCGACACCATTGACGGCGGTGAGGCCAATCGTTGCTGTGGGATTACCGCCCGCGCCTGATCCGCCCGATCCGGTCGCGCCTTGCGGAATACCGAGTGATAAGGTTTGTGCCGGTGGCGTGCCGGTGATCGTCGCCGTTGCCGGTGAACCGGGCGGCAATGTCGTCACGGTGCCAATCGCGAGCGAGTTCGCAGGGCCGGTCGCGCCGGTCGCGCCCGTGTCGCCGGTCAATTTCACCCAGCTTGCGGGATCACTCGGATTGTTGCGATCCACCAGCCAATATTCATCGCCATTCCAACTCGCGATGATGTTGCCGGGCGGGAGTGTGCCGCCCCAATCGTCGTACGCTTCGCCGATGTCACCGGCTCCTGACGTACCAAAATCGACTTGCGTTAACTGCGAGTAGTCGCGCGCTTGCAGCGCCCACCACTTCGCGCTCCACATGCCATCATCGACGGCTTCAGGATAGCCGGGCGGCGCGGTGCCCACCGGCCCCGCTAAATACTCGGCCCACTTAAACGCTAAATCGACTGCGGCTTGCGTCTCCGCCACACTGCCAGCCGTTTCATTCGCGGCGAGTTCCGCATCGGTCGCGGAGGTGTCGGCTTGTGCCGCACTTAACGCAGCCTCATTCGCCGCGTCTTGTGCAATGGTTTGTGATGCGCCTGCCAGGGCGGCGGAACCAGCGGCTTCGCCCGCACTGGTAGATGCAAGATCGGACGACGCGTCGCTTGCGAGGGCGGAATCGGCGGCGAGGGCTGCACTTGCTGCGGCGGCGGCGGCAGCGGCTTCGGCGTCGGCGGTAACGCCATCGACGATCCCGTCGAACACATCGTCTTGGAGTTGGTCTGCTCCGACTGAATCATTGGCGAGCGCACCATCGTCACGTTGAATGAGGGCGAGCGCGTCTTGTGTCGCGGTCAGGGCAACGCTAACGTCGTCAAACTCGGCATCGAGTTGCGCGCCCGGCTTTGGCTGGCCTGGGTTCAGCGTCTCAAATTCCGTAAACGAGAAGTCGCGTTCGTAGCTCGGCGGGTACGCCATGACGCCTCCACCCACCATCGACACCTTCGCCCCGCGCGGACAGTACGCCTATGGCGGTGCGGTGTCTACTGACGGAGGCTTGTCTTTCAGTACCCGAACGGTCCAGCCTTTCTTTTGGCAATACCAACGAACGTAATCACGATTCCATCCCCACATGTAGCCAACGATTGGCGCGGCTCGCACCACGCGCTCGTTTTCCAGCTCAATGCCCGCCGTGAAGTGGGGCGCTGTGATCTGCGCTAACATTTTTGCTCGTCAAATGCCAAAAGGAACAACGCGGACATTGATAGACGCGCAAGTTACGCCGCTCGCCTGCGCGGCACGCGAACACGAAACTCACGTAGGCGCGTTTGTTGGTACACATTTTCGCGGCGGGGGAGACGAACATAGCAGCGTCATGTTTGTTCCAACAGGAGTAGTAGTTCGTCTGCTGCCGCGACCGCTTGTTTCGCCGCGCCTCGCGGTGTGTAGCCGCCTTCGGCTGAGTTGGCGCACAACCCCGTCAATGCCGCCGCCGCAAAAAACTCGCGCTTGTTGCAGGCCAGGAAAGTCTGTGACCCATTTTCGTAGGCCGCATCCACCTGACGGCTTTTTAGTTCGGCATCGGTTAGGAGTGATGGCAGTGGGGTGTCGGTCATGTTGCACCTAATTCATTATCGACTGCTTGAACGCTTCCAATTCCGCGAGAATGAGCGACATACGCATCAAATCCTTCTCGGTCGGCTCGCTGCCCGCCTCCAAAAACACCATGATGCTGGCGAACAAGTGTTGCGCACCCAAGTAGTACGCTTTGCGCATTTCCTTTTTCTGCACGTCACTCGCTTCCTGCAAGCCAAGCGCGAGATAGGCTTGCCAGCCGCCTTCAATCACCTTGCCTTTATCGGCCCATTCGCGCGTGATTTTCTCGCCAATCGTTTTGATTTCATCGAGCGTCAGTACCCTGTTCGTCATTTTGTACCTACCATTGCTTTTTCGAGTTGTGAAACAAGCGATTCACTGTGATCGCACAAAATCAATTCGTTCGGCGTGCGATGCGCTAAATACGGCTGCGGTGTGAACCACCACTTTGCGGCCTCCACCGGATCGTACACACACTTGAGTAACACACGGATGCGTTCCACGTCCTTATTGAGCCAGCGGCGCAGGCAATCGTGACAAATCCATTGCCCGGCTTCTTCCGGTTCTAGTTCCTCAAAATGGCGGGCTTTCTGGCAATAATCGCAGGCGGTGGGCGTCTCGCCGCGCAAGTCCGCGATGTCATCTTTGGTGATTCTCATTGCGGCTCCGACCGGCGCTGCATTTCACTGCTGGAAAATCCCAGCATCGGAAAGTGGTGCATCTCGTACTCAATCACTTGATCGACGAGCGCGGTTAATTCGGTGCCTTCCGGCGTGCCGACTTCCGGGTCATTCGCCATCAATTCGTCGATGCGCGCGAGCGCCACATCGTATTCGTCACGGTTTAGCATCGTGCCATTCCCATTGCAAAAGAAAGCGGACCATCACGCGCGTGAGCCAACGCGGGCGCACGAATACATGCACCTGCAATGCGCCCGGCCCGCCGATTTGATACCAGCCCACATACAGCGGCAGCGGTCGAAACGCATAGCCAGGCTCATTCACAGCGGCGGATCGGACACATCGGTGTAGCGATCATCGCGCGTCTTGCGTTGGCGCTCGGCCGCACGATACGCCAGCAATTCCGCCGCAATGGCGGGCACTTCATACGCAAACGCAGTGACATCGCCATCGACGATTTGTGCCAGCCGGTCATCACTCACTGTGTGCGGCGTGTTCATTGGCCACCTCCTGTTCAACTTTCAAACTATAGCGATACAACTGGCCGGGGAAAAACCGCGCCAGGCAGCGGCCGGTCTTCGGATCGTACTTCCGGCCGCGTGAATCGAACAGGAATTTGCGCGTCATGTGGACCGGGACGCGCACCTCATTGAACGGCTGATAGGTGAGCGTGTCCTTGTTCCACTTCTCCACCTTCAGTGTCAGGCTTTTGAAATTGGGTTTGGTTGTCATTGGTGACCCCCGCGATACTTATCCGTCACCCTGGTGTCGGCCTCCGCCATCTTGTGCATGAGTTCAAGCTGGCGCAAGCGTTCGTCCTTCAACAGTTGCGGCACCGTGACCAGCGTATGTTTCATGCCGTTTTGGGTCTCGCCATCGGGCACATACACCGCACCTTCACACGCCTGCTCGAACATCATCCCCAAGCGAATATAGTAATCGTGCCGGTGTTCGTGGATGGGCGCTTTGGCGGTCTGCGCCTCATTCATCGACGGCGCATAAAAAATCATCTGGTAGTCGGTGCCCGATTCATCAAACTCAAACACCGCACAACCATACTTCCCGCCGCGATCCTGCGCCTCATTTTCCGCCATCGTCACCGCTTTGACTTGATCGACTCCCGCATACACAAAATACCAATGCTCATTGGTGCAGCCCCAGCGATACGCGACCACAAAATAAAAATGGCCGGACGCGGGATTGAGCGCGGGCGGCGCTTCCGTCAAGCCCACGATCGCGCGGGCATGGTGATGCACCGCATGGAAAATTTCCTGGTGCGATAAGGGCGACGGGTTGGAGTCGTCCATCACCGGGAACTTCACGGGACCGGCAGGCCATTCGGGTTTAGGTTCGCTCATTGGCTTTCCTCGCTTGATCGCGAAACTCACGGAGCGTCGCTCGCAACAAATTCAGATCGGCGGATACCAGTAGCCCGTCATCAAATGCAGCGACATTGCGCGCCAGATCGTCAAGCGCCGCACACCGCGCCTTGAGCGTGTTAATGCAGTCTACCCAATCCGAATGCAATCCTTCCTTCATCAGCGGATTGCCTTTCTTCCCTGGCTTGCCGCAGTCTTTACACAGACGGACGCTCACCGCCATTCCCCTTGGGCGCGCAACCACGCCACACATGCCTCCCACGTCCCCGTGAACACCTGACGAAACAAGCGCACCGTCCACGTACAATCATCGTTCTGCCAAAGGTCAATTGCTTTCATGTCAATGCCTCCGACTACTGGCGTTCAAATGGGTATGCACACAAGGCCCCTTGCGATACCGATCCATCACACCTTGCGCCGCTTCCAAAAACAATCCGCATAATCGCCTATCAAACTGTTCGTCAGTCAACTCCGACTGATTCAAGTCAGTCAGGATCGACAACGTGGACAAGGCACCGGCAAAGAATATTTCACGCAGGTGCAGCAACGCCTTGTCGTTCAATCCATCCGCAGCCAACAACTCACGCAAGACTAACCAGTGACTTTCAAGTGGGGGCATGACGGTCCTTGATGCGGAGCGATCGGAGTTTGGGGTTTACAAGTTTGGGAAGTTTTCGGAGGGGGTCGAAAATAAGATTTAAGCGCGTCGCCGTGGGGGCGGCCGGGGGTCGGCCGGGCGGGAGGCGGGCGGCCGGGCAGGGTGCGCGCTGACTGGCTGACTTGTTGTCAGTCGTCCCACGCACGCAAGCCCTTGATAAGATAGGCCACCCCTGCTATCTCGCTGCCTCGTCCGCCCGGTATTCGCCCAAACGTTCCGATAGTTCGCGCTTGGTCGATGCTATCAACTCATTTAGTTCGCTAACAGATAGGTCTGCAACGTTCTTGATAGGAACGCGCGCGGCATCGTGCTTGCCGTACAACTCGCCGGAACACTCAAGCGCAGTACGGATTGCAAGGACTTGGGCGCGTAGGTCAGTGTGCTCGCGCGCGAGTAGGGTCTCTAGGCTCACCATGGCCTTATCACCAATGCGTTGCACCCTTTGCGCTCTCTGGTCTTTGACTGCCGCGCGCACATCATCATCTTTGGCAAACGCTTGCACTTCCCGGAGTGTTTCAAACCCGCACTGTTGCCGTACAAAGGCCAAAGGCTGCCCGGACGCAAGCAGGACGATGGCCAGCGCTCGGTTCGGCTCGTTGTCGTGCGCCGGTAGCAAGTCGGACAAAAGACTGTCCGGCTCTGGTTCAGTTTGTACAGAGACAAGCTTGCGCATAGTTAGTGACAGTCCAAACTGTACAGAACAAGAAGGTCCAACCTGGAACGTCCACCTTGTCATATAGGTCCAGGTGGCACAGTCCGGTCCCGACTCCCGCCCTCCGCCCCTGCGAGCTTGCGCCTTGCGTCACAGTCTTTGCAAGTCTCTACTGTAGAGAGTCGACAGACTGTTGACTGACGCCCCCGTACTCGTGTAAGTTCGCGTCGTCCTACTCATTGACGTGAGTAGGACACAAGTCGAAGCGTTTACAACTTACGAGGGCTGAACCCATGACACTAGTACTTCTTGCTTGCGCGATCTCAGGCTGGGCGCTTTCGCGTCCCGTTGTTGCCGTCCTAGGCGTTTAACGATTGAACCTTGCGCGGTCGAGGACTGCGCAAGCTTGAGTTGTTAACCCACCGAGGAGCTGAACCGATGAGCACAAACCAACTAACAGAGGGCGACGCGCTAGCGTTGGAACAAATGGTCGATATGTACGGCCTGCCAACTGTCACCGCAGCGCTTGCCGTGATCTGTGAAATGAAAGCAGAGCACATGCGCGTTAACTGGCAAGAGCCGACGCGCGGCCGGTACTGGACGCGCGCAAGCATCGCATTGACCAAAGCAGAGCACGCGGTCACGCGCATTTTGGAATAACCGTTGCACCTTGTCCCTTATCACTAGGGGACAAGCTGGAATCGTTGAACCATCAAACCCATCGGAGCTGAATCATGCAAAACGTCACCTATACCGTCGAAGGCCAGAAGCTTGTCATTACCGTAGACCTATCCCAAAGGCTCGGCCCTAGCGCATCGGGCAAAACGACACTAGTCGCGAGCACGTCAGGCAATGCAACGCTGCCCGGCGCGAGCGGGATCAAGTTCGGCCTGAATGTCTTTACGCCTAACCGCTAACACTCTGACGAGGCCGGAAGGCCGAAACGCGCACCCCTTGCGCGTCAGTGTTTCGAGCTGAACCCTTTACCCTTTGGAGCTAATCAAATGTCTACCCGTGCAACTTATCGCTTTGAAAAGCGATTGCGCGCGCATGGCCCAAGCCATCCGGCGCTAACTCTCTACATCCACCATGACGGCTACCCGTCCGGCGCTGCCGCGTATTTTTGGGCGGCGCATCACTTTGAAACGCGCGGCTGCTTTGCGGAGGCATTCATTCGCGCCAATGATCGCGCGGAGCTAACCGACTCGCACCAAGTGCATGGCGATACGGAATATCGCTACAGCCTCACCGATGGCGTACTAAAAGCCGAAAAGGGTTTTTATGATTCCACCGACACAAAGCAATGGCGCACGATCTTTGAGGGGCCTTATTGGCAATTTATAAACGCCAATCCCGAAAGCATCGAAGGGTTTACGCCGATTCGCGAAATCCCTAGCACATGGGGACCGCCCTCGTTGCTATCGCGTCAGCAAGTCGAGGCAAACGTCACACGCGCGCGCAATGAACTGGACAGTTACCGCGCGCGATTCCCGGAGCCATCGGGCAACTTGAACGGCTGCGAACGTCAAGTCGAACGCGCGCAACAAATCCGCGCGGAGTATGACGCGGCGCAAGCGTTTGAAGGCCACGCGGTAGCGTCTGAGGTGCAGCAATGAGCGCCTTTGTTGTCGATCAAGCCCACATTAACGCCATTGTGACGTGGGCGAATCACTACCGCCGTCAATTGTCATCCGACACGATGGCTGATGACCCGGAGCGCTTAGGCCAGCTATTGCTGGATGCGAACATAGCGAGCGTTAACTATCGCTATGCACACAAGCCAGAGGCGCAAAGCGAGCCGGAAAAGTTCGTGTGGCGTCCATCGCGCGCGCGTGAACTGACGGCCGTCGAAGCCATCAAAGCGTTGCAATGCTTGGACTATCAATCGTGCGAAGTGCAGGACTGGCGCGCCTCACGCGAAGCGAAAATCATTAGCGCGCTGAAATCCGTGGCCATTAGTGAATTGCCCGGTTACGACGCGGCACCGTGGGCGATAGACGAGGACAAGCCACTACCGCGCACGAATCACGCAACGCACTGACGAGCCGGGAACGGCGAAACGCGCACGGATGCGCGTCTGCGTTTTAACTTGAGGAGCTGAAGCCATGCCCAAAATTCGTTTCATTGTAGAGACTGTCACCAGTGCGCCCGACGCGAGCGGGAATAGTTACCACTTCGCGCGCATCACATCGACCGCGACCGGCAAATATTTGCGCCTTGAAACGGGGGGCGTCAATAACGCGCTTTCCTTCGTCAATGGCATTTGTGACGGCGAGCAAATTTATTGCGCGAACCTGACGCTGCCGAAAAAACAATGGAGCGCACAAGCGCGCCGCGTTGACCGCTACGAGCACACGACAACAGAGGCCGACGTATTGGCGCTAGAACACTAACGCTTGAACCTTGCGCACGCGTGACGTGCGCAAGCTTGAATCGTTAACCACTGAGGAGCTGAACACATGAGTACACAAAAGACATTTGCGCGCACTGCGCGCCCAACGCGCTGCCCGTGGCATCGCATCAATAGCACGCACGAAATCGCGCCCGGTATTTGGAGCGTTAGCACGGAATCGCACGGCGGGATTTTAATCAGCGCCGAACGTCGCGCCGCGATGCCCGCACACTTGCGCGATATTCCGACGTTTGCAGGCGGCAATGCGTATGAGGAGGACTGTGACGCGGGAATTATTCTGGTCGCGTTTCCTGAGTATTTTCCTGCCGACTATGTAGAGAATGCGCGCCTTTCGCTGATGCGCTATGACCGCGAGCCGCGCGAGTGGGAAACCGGCCAAGCCTATTACGTGGCACTACGCGCCGCCGCGCAATTCATCAAGCAGCACGGCATACCGCAAGCCATGCAACAAACGGAGCTATCACTGTGAGCGCGGCGCAACTGCGGCAACTATTGGCGCACTGCGAAAAGACACTCGCGTTTTTTGAGGATAATGACTATTTCCCGCACGAGCATGGCAATCGGGAAGTAGGCGAAGCATGGGGGGCCATTGCCGACGCGGTGGACATCGCGCGCGAATTAGTGAACAAGGCGAAAGCCTGACACTTGCACTCTGTGCCCGCTATGCGGGCGCAGACTGGAATTGTTAGAATCGACAAACCGTAGACAGGAGCTGAACCCAATATGACACCACAGAAATTTACCAAACTCGTCAGCCAGCTTGCGAAGGCTGAGACTGAGCTAACCCGTGCCATGAACAAGTGGCACAAAATTCGTGGCCAGATCAAGCGCGCGGAAAAAACGCTTGATAAGCAATTCAACAACCGCGCGAGTGAAATCGGCGGCAAGTATGACGTGCGCGACTTGGCCGAACAAACCAACATCACTAAGAGGAGCTAACACGATGACGACACAAACCAAACCACGCCACGCCGACGATGCCGTCGATGTGGCGGATATTCTGGCCAAGCTGCCGCCCGTATGCGCGCACGTACTAGAGCCGCAACACGAGCCGATATTCATCAAGCGCGGCGAGCGTGGCTACTACCCCGCGCACGTTCTCACCACTGCCATGCACCGGCACGCGATGACCGTCGAACAAGTTGTAAGCGCGTGGAACGCGCGGCACAACGTCAGCGCGCAGCAAGAGTTGTGCATGTTAATCGGCTCAATGCGTGGCTGGGAAGTGCCCGGCGCGGACGTTGACTATATGGACGCGATGGACCAGGAGCGCGCCCGTGCGTAACGATAAAAATTCCGCGCCACCGGCCAACGAGGGCAGACCGTGGGACGCGGCCGATGACGTGGAGCTAATCGCGCTACTGCGTCAGCGCAAGTCGCTCAAGCAAATCGCCAACAAGCTACAGCGCACCGAGGAGGGCATATTTGCGCGCATGAGCTACTTCGTCACGCGCATACCGGCGTAGATGGAAGTCTTCTCAATTCGCGAATCGAGAATGACGCTTGCACTCTGCGCCGGTATATATACCGGCGCAGACTGGAATCGTTAACCCTGTAGGAGCTGAACCATGAACCGACCCCAACCGAATACCACTGAGGACGAATTGTACGAGTGCCAAAATTGCAGCGAGCAATGGACTGAAAGCGAATTGCTGGATATCAAAGACTTCGATCAGCGCGTCGCGCCGGGCGAGCCAACGCCAGCAGGCGAGTGCCCGGACTGCGGCTGCTTGTGCCAACCTGTTGGCGATGACGATGAAATCGAAATCACCGTCACTGCACAACAACGCGCGACGCTGGTCGCTGCGCTGCGTTTTTATCAAATGAACGGGCAGGGCGATCCCGATCACCGCAGGGACGAAATTCACGAGCTGGCCACGGCCGACGACGCTGTGATTAGTTTGGACGCGGCGGGCATTGGCAAGTTGTTCAATTTGATTCGCGCGAGCTGAGAGGCTTGCCGTGCTGCGCCTTCACTGAGGGCGCAGTCGGGAACCCTTCCGGGAACCATAACCACACGAGGAGCTGAATGAATGAAGACTGTTATTCTCGCAAGCGCACTGCTTGCAATGGCAACGACGGGATGCGTGGTCAACAAAGTATTGGAGCCAACGGGCGGCAGTAAGGCCGACGGCACGGTGCGAATGTCCTACACGGTGGGCGCATTCGAGCAAGCCAAAGTCGATTTTGGTATGGCGCAATCGAAGGCCGTGTCTCGCTGCCAAGCATGGGGCTACGAGGGCGCGGAACGGTTCGGCGGTAGCACCAGCGTGTGCAATATGTTCGACGGCTATGGTGGCTGCAATCAGTCCACCATCACCATCGAGTATCAGTGCATCGGCAAAATTAAGGAGTGACACTTGCACCCTGCATCGGTTCGCCGGTGCAGGCTGGAATTGTTTCCAAGATAGGAGCTGAACCGTATGCACTGGCTAATGATCGTAAGCGTTGCCCTGTTTGTCGTCTCGTACCGGGCGCAGCATGACCCCAATCCGTTACTTTGCATTGTGACGTTCGTGCTTGGCGCTATTTGCTACATGGCGGGCGTCGAATTAGGCGCACGTCGAAAAGACCGCAAGCGCAAATAACATGGCCTTCACCCTAGGCAAACTCCGCTACGTGCAGGCGGTCAACGCGTACAAGTACCATGCTCGCGTGCATGGCCTACCCGTGCAACGCATCCGCGAGTCACTATGCCGTCGCGAGCAGTCCGGCAATTGGGTGCTGGCCAATGAGCACGGCACCGTCGCGACTGTCACGCTGCGATTGCGGGTGACTGTCGCCTCACAATCAAGCGACGAGCCTTAAGCGCAAAATTTTGGTGAGCCTCTTGCCGCCTTCGGGCGGCTTTGTTTTTTGTGTCGATCGACAACGGATAGTTGTAAGGTATGAGTCAGTAAGCCGTGGACTGACGAAAGCCGAGAAACACAAATTTCGCGGGGGAAATGGTGGGGGACGGTATCAACAGATCGTAGAATAGCCTATAAAAATAGGTCTGTTGTGCGCAAGCGACTCGACTCTTAATCAATTGGTCGCAGGTTCGACCCCTGCACGGCCCACCAATTTTTCGATCTTAGGGTAGTGTAAGTAGCTGATAATCAACAGATTGATGACTGGCACCTGGTTCCTGACGTTTCCTGACGTTTCCCCGAAAACCCCTAAAACTTGACTTGGCTGGGGGAAATGTGGGGAAAATCGGTTTCACCTACCTGCCTATTGGAGCTGAAATCATGCCTACCGAACCCCTTACCCCGGCCTTCCTCAAGAAGCTGGGCACCAAACCAGAGCATATTGGCGAGACCTACCGAGACACAAAAGAGGAGGGGCTATCCGTCCGCACCGGCAAGAACGGAAAACTATCCTTCTATATTCGTATGTCGCTGGACAACGGCGACCGCCCGGAGACGAGCTTCTATAAGTGCCGCCCGGCAGAAGTTGACCAGGAGAGGCTAGACAAAATCATCGAGCTAGCTCAGGACCAAAAACGCGAATGGAGGAAACGCGGGGTGGTGGCTGAAAAGACAGGGCACCCCCTGCGGGAAGTCCTCGATCTAGCCACGGCATTGAAGCGCAAAGGCGATAGGGATATTGGTCGCAGGCGGGGCGTCAGCAAGACGGGAGGCTTACCGAAAGAATGGCTAAAAACCTACGATAAATTCAGGGCCATGTGCCCAGAACTATTGGACCGTCCCGTTGAGACCATTACCAGGGCCGAATACAAGGCGTGTCAGGAACGTGAGGCGCTAAAGCAGGACCACGCACGGGGCGGCTCGCTCACCAAAGACGATTACCTTATGGACAAAATCAAGTCGCAGCGACCCATGTGGGCCAATGTTATTCAAGCGCTGGACTACGCGTCTGACGAGGGCTGGATTACGCCGAAGGAAATAAAAAACCTTGTGCCGCTGCCTTACGATCCCCGCACTCGTTTCCTCTTGCCAGGCGAGTGGCAGATCGTTGCGCCGCTCATTGATAAGTTGCCTAGGGATGGCGGCATGATGCTGCGATTCTTACTCGCGACCGGCGCGCGCTTGGGTCAAGCGCTAGCGATGAAGTGGGCCGACATCGACGCTATCGAAAAGATCAAAACACCAGACGGCCAAGAACACGACACTCGCCTATGGCGTATCCCGCTTCAAAAGCACAACGTGGGGTTAACGATGCTAATAGGTGACTCGCTGGCCATCGTGAATCACTTCAAGCTGCATCGCGACATCGAGCAGAAAGCCGAACAAGAAGCCGAAAACGAAAGGGCGCGGAATGTGAAGCGCGAAAGCAAAAAAATACCTAAGCGCGACACCGTTTTCCCCGCAGAGGTCATCTCGATGTGGCGAAGAAACGCATCACGCCACCAACGCAAACTAGATGAAAAGGTGGACGTGGAGACGGACGACGACGACATCGAAAGCGAACTGGGCATTAGCCGCTGGACTCGCCACGATTTGCGCCGCACCAAGGCGACGTATTCTAAGTACGTGCGAACAAGCCAATACCATGTATCGAAAATGCTCTCGCACGAAACCAAGGCCAGCACAGCAACCGGGCAGGATGCCGCGCTCGTTACTGATCGGTACACAATGGACGACGCCTACACTGAACAGATCGGGACCGATGACGATATTGACACCGATGACGATTACAGCGCTGACATTGCGCTGGCTCACTTACGGGTGCAGGCGCTATTCAGGCAAATGGAACGGGGCGAGCTATCGCCGGTATTGGCTCGCATTCAGAAAGTGCTTGGCGGGGTAGGCGGTGTCAACACCAACAAAATGCGGGTGCGCTATGGCATTCACGCTTCGTTAATCAAGATCAAGGAGGTCACGCCAAAAGCCGCCGCCGCACAAGCCACCCAAAAATCAGGCAATGTCGTAATGGCCACCATGCAACACGAAGCGACACGTAGCGCCACGTAGACACAGTTAGCAACCTGTGAATAACAACAAGCTGCCAACCTTAAATCCATCACGCGCAAGGAATTTTTTCGTCTACTGACGCAATACGTGCATCCCACAGCCAGCGCCCTTAATCGGGCGCTTTTTTTTGGGTAAGTTTTTGCCTACACTTCGTCGATAACGCAGCGTCAACGTAGTGACAACAGGGGAACCGACATGAAGCCAGCCACATCGACCATGCTAGAAGTCTGCGAGCAATTGAAGTGTGGCAAAAAGAAGCTGTATGCCTTGATCCGCGAGGAGGGGTTTCCGAAATTTGGCCGCGTGGGTCGGCGTAATTTTTTCTACGATGACGCGGTGGAGGCGTGGCGGCGCACGCGCCCGGACTATTTTCCGCCTGGCTGCTTTGCCGATCCCGACGCGCAGGACTTAGACGAGCTGCACCCTTCCATGAAAGACATGCTGCGCAAGGTGCGCGCTGAGAAGGCGGCGCAGGCAAACGCGGATCGTGAACGGGAGGAGAAAGAGAAGGCGCGGGCTGCTATGACCGCGCGCCAAGAGGCCGACGAGAAGGAGCGCGAACAGGCGGAGCTATGGGAACAACTGAAACCCAAAGAGCCGGAGCCGCCCGCCCGGACTAAAGCGCCGCACCGTCCAAGCCTCCTCAATCAGCGGAAGGTGCGCGCCACCCTCAAATGGAACAAGGCCAAGCTTCGCAAGGGAAAGTAATTACTTTCGTTTCCTGTTGCTGTTCTCGGCGTACGCCAGCAGTTTGCTAAAGAGTGCGGTCACTTCGTCGATCGGCACCGGCACGCGCGCGACGATCAACTTGAACCCCGGCTTGCTGTATTCGCGAATCTCAACCAGCGAGGCGATATCGGCGTCCGCCTCCGTGATCTGAAGTAGCGCCTCTGGTTTGCAGGCCAGTACTTTGGCGATCTTAGCCAGCGTCGCCTCAGTGGGTAGGCTGCGCATCGTCGTGTACGAGCTAACAGCGTCCTTCGATATCTTGGCGCGACGTGACAGTTCAGCGGCACTAATTTTCTTGTCGGCCATCCGTTGCACAAGCTGTTGCTTGAATGCCCGGCGCTGCACGCTGGGACCCAAGTCATCGTTATCCAATCGGTTCGTCATCATCGTTCAGCTCCCATGTAGTTGGCGCAACTTTGCGCAACTCGTTTTTAGTTTAGGAAACACGTACACACAACCAGAAACACACGCACACAGCTTACTCCACAATCCGTGGATTTTTCCCCGAAAACTACAAAATCAGCCAGAAAAAATATAATTAAAGAGCGTCATCAAAGTCTTATGTAGTGGTCACGGCTCCGTCACGTTGACCGGCCTTTTGCTCGCGAGCAGTTTCGCCCACCGAAGTGACCGACAACACCGGCGAGGCGTAAGACGATGACTACCTACGATGTTCGCTTTAATTACCGTCGCCTAAAGGCCGACATCAAGCTCGAAATCCCCGAACTGCCGAAGCTGTTTCGCAAACACTTTGGCGTCAAGCTCACCCGCTCCGGCATGTATGCCTGGTTTGAACGCGGCTCAATGCCGCTTGAGCGCCTGGTGCAATTGCTCACCATCGTGATGATGGAGAGCGACAAGAAAGTCAGGCTCAATATTTGGGATTACATCGAAGCCACCGCCAAGAAGGCGGCGTGATGGCGCGCCAAACCATCCACAGCGAATCGCAATGGCACGAGCTGCGCGCCAAGAATGTCGGCGCGTCCGACGTGGCGGCGCTCTTTGACTGCGGCTTTCAAAGTAAGTTCCAACTCTGGCACGAGAAGCGCGGCACGTTGCAACGCGAAGACTTGAGCGACAACGAGCGCGTGGTGCTGGGTCGATGCCTTGAGGGTGGCATCGCGACGGCGGCGAGCGAATTGTATGGACTCAATCTATACAAGGCCGACTGCTACGTGACCGACGACGTGACGCCGGGCTTGGCATCGACCCCCGATTTTTTTCTGAATGACAACGGCGTTGAAATCCCCGTCGAAGTTAAAAACGCATCGTGGGGTGCATGGCGCGATAACTGGATCATTCACGAGGATGGCGCAGTCGAGCCACCGCTGCGTTACTTGCTGCAAGTGCAGACGCAACTCGCCTGCCTCAATGCGCCGCGCGGCATCTTGATCGCGCTGATTAGCGGCGACCGCATCGTGCGCTGCGATATTCCACGCCACCAAGAAAGCATCGGCGAGATACGCCGACGTGTCGCGGCGTTTTGGGACTCTGTTGCCGAAGGCGAGGAGCCGGAGGCGCAGCTCCCTCGTGACCTTGATGCGATGAAGCGCGTATGGGGTGCAGGCGAGGGGTCGGTCGATTTGTCGGGCGATCCCGATGTGGAAGGCTGGCTCAATCTGATTGCGGACTTGCGCGCCACCAAAAAACGTTTCGAGACCGACATCGACATCACCGAAGGCCACGTACTTAAGTATTGCGTGGACGCAGGCTATGCCGCCGTGAAGTGCAACGCTGGACGTATCAGCGTGAAGACGCGACCGGCGAAAGACGCGCGCATGGTGGAGTACAAGGCGCAGCCAGCCAAAATCGAAATGCGGATTACGGCGGCGAAGTGATCGACCAAACCGCCCACGAGTTTGCGCTGGCGCTAGCGATGTCGCGCTACAAGGTGCGGGGCTCTACGGAAACGTTTGGCCGCGACGACCCTCTGGTAACGGACTACATGGGCAATCGTGGCGAGTATGAGCTGAAACGGCGTTACGGATTGAAAATGAATACCGACAACCAGCCGCAAGGTGACGGCGGTATAGATTTTAGATTTTTCCTAAAAGGCAAGCCGCGCACCATTGATGTCAAGACCAGCCCAACGCCATTTAACTTGCTGGTGAAAGAGGCTGACATTCGTCGCTGCGCAGAATTTCTGGTGCTTGCGTATCTAGATAAAGACCCGAACAACTTACTTGTGCCGGACCAAGAAGGCGACCGCGTTGTCCTTCTTGGATGGGAAAACCCTTGCATCCTGCAAACCAGTGTCCCGAAGGTATTTCATCCAGGGAGCAACTTAGAAAAACCCATTAAGAGTTATCACCGACCGTGGCATCAGCTTCGCGCAATGTGGCAATTCACTTTTCTAATGGAGGAAAGAACCGATGAGCAAGGCAATTTCCTTAGACAAATTACGACACCTCGCGAATCGCTGCGAGAACGCGACGCACAAACGATGCAAGTGCCGCTGTGGGGGGGAGTTCCACGGAATTTTTCATCCGCAAGCGTGGGTGGAGGAAGAAGTGGAACGGGATCGGCAGGGCCTACCGAGAGGCAGGCAACTGGATTGGGTTGGCCATGAACAAGTTGAGCAACACGCATGACTGAAGAACTAACCGACGACGAGAAGCGCGTTCGCTTGCTGCGCGCCTGCGTGCATGTGTGCGGCGCGATGTTGTACGAGGCTTACGACAAACCCTACAACGTGATCTTGCTGGTGTGCCCAAAAGACGAAGCCGCCGTGTCGCTGTGCAGTCGCGTGGAATCAGATGAAGCGCTTAACGGCATGGCCACCGTGTTTATGAACACGATCAAAGAAAAGGGCCGCGAGGTATTGCAGTAGTGCGCGCCCGCCACCTGCCCAAACGTGCCCGCAAGTTTGTCCGCGACGATGGCGCGCTTGACATGATCGCGATGCACCGCGCGCTGTACGTGAATTTGAATTTAGGCGCGGAGCCGCTGGTGTGGCGCGAGCGTCAGTTCCAAGCGTCCGTGATCGAGTACATCGACAAGCGCTATCCGGCGATCGGCGCGCTGTGCTTTCACGTCCCGCTTGAGCTACTGCGCCGGGACACACACTCGGCCGGAATGTTTCACGCGCTCGGCGCGCGCGCGGGTGTAGCCGACATCGTGATGCTGAAACCGGCAGGCGGATATCACGGCCTAGTGCTTGAGCTGAAAGTGAAACCGAATCGGCCAACGATATCGCAATGCGAATTTTTGAAGGCGGCGCGCGAGCAAGGCTACGCGGCGTGCTGGTCTGACTCCTACAACACCATCTTGAAATTGATCGACGTTTATTTGTCGTTGCCACCCCGCGCGCTGATGCGCGAACTCACCCCATCGCCGGAGGAAGCTATCCATGCAATCCACAGCAGTCACCAAAGCGCCGATGAAACCCATCGACGTAGTGCGCGCGCAACTCACGTTGCCGTCAATGAAGGAACAACTCGCGATGGCGCTACCGCAGCACGTCACCGTTGATAAGTTTCTCCGTGTTGCAGTCACCGCCCTACAACAAAATCCTGCGCTCTTATCTGCGGATCGCAATTCACTGTTTGCGGCAGTGGTTACGTCCGCACAACTCGGATTGCTACCGGACTCGCAACTGGGTGAGGCGTACTTCGTTCCGTTCAAAGGCAAGGTCCAACTAATCCCCGGCTATCGAGGGCTTCTCAAGCTCGCCCGCCAGGGCGACATCGGCTACGTGGAAGTCGAGACCATCCACCAGAACGATGACGTGCTCTGGATCAACGGCGACGAGTCGCGCTTTGAATCGCGGGTGAACTGGAAGGATCGCGGCCCGCTGGAAGGCTTCTATGCGCTGGCCAAGTTCCGCGACGGCGGCATTGCGGCGCGCGTCGTGATGACCAAAGAACAAGTCGATGCCATCCGTGGCCGATCGCAGGCGGCGAACGGCCCGGCCTGGTCCGACAACTACGAGGAGATGGGCAAGAAAACCGCCTTGCGCCGCCTGTCCAAAATCCTACCGCTGTCCACCGTGGCGGCGAACGCTTTCCGGGTGAGCGAGCTGCACGAGGAGCTGCACCGGCCTAGCCAAGTCATCAACGGCGAGGTGGTGAGCGACGAGCCGGAGGCCGCTAACGATGAAATCGTGCTTGAGACGAAACCTAAGCGCCGCAGGAGCGCGCTCGATGACTTGCCACAAGACACCGGACAAGCGTCAACGCGTCGTCCGGTGGCGTCAGGCGGCGGCGACAGACCCGATTTGAGGGTCGATCCTGAGACCGGCCGCATTCTTGACGATGGGGAAGGCGATGAGGAAACGCAAGGCGCTGCATGACGCCCTGCCGTTCACTTACGAGCCGTGCGCCGTATGTCAACGCGAGGGGATTGTCGGCCAGGAGATAGCGCCGTACTGGTGGGGGAAGCTGATAGGGCACACATGGTGTCATTCAGCCTGTGCAGAGAAATACCGACGAGCGCTAGTTGCCGCTCAACGTGCGAGAGAAGTTGAGGGTTACAGACGAGCGGAGCCGGTAAGGCGAAAAGTGGCACGGGATAGGTCGGTGTAGCTGCACATAGCGCCGGAGGGTATTCGCAAGTAGTCGATTTTGCAATGCAACGAACGGTGGAGACGCATGAACATGCACCGCGCCCGTTCGAGATTCGTGTAGCGGGGGAACCGGGAAAACACGACGCGCCGCAGGGTTAAGACCGCAGGGCGCGACAACCGGCAGACATGGGAATAAGTGTCTGTGAGCTGCGATCACGGGTTTCACCGCCATACGGGCCTTGAACCTAAGACCCGGATAACTCGCTTCACGCGGGAAGTCCGGGTTTTGTTCAGATTTTGCAGGGACCAAATTTTCCGCCTCCGTTCCTTAGTCTTTCTGAACCAGTCTGGACAATCTGAATACTTGAACCAATAGAGGCTTTGTATGTTCACGATTACCGACGAATGGCTTGTCACGCATGCAACAACTGAAATGGGTTGGACCAAAGCGCAGCTCGCCGTCATGGGCATCGCATGGCCACCGGTGAAAGGCTGGAAACGATCCTTGATCGGCAAACAAATTACCGACGATGAAAAGCGTCGGTTTGAATCAGCGAAAAAGAAGCCGTTTGGACATCAAATTCAAAATCAATTGTTGTGAAAGTAAGTAACGAACCGGGGACTACATCATGGCCAACATCATTGAGCTGAAGCATGCACAAAAACTGCATGGGGGTGATGGGACGATTGTTTCTGAAGTCGTGAAGATCACGCCCGCGATGGCGACCGCGTGGCTACGAGCGAATCGAAAGAATCGGCCAGTGCGCAAGCGACACATCATGTTTCTCGCAAGCGAACTGCTTTCCGGCAATTGGAAAGTGAACGGCCAGGCGATCATCATCGCAGAGAATGAAAACGTCCTGGATGGCCAGCACCGTCTCATGGCCTGCATCGAGGCGGGCATCCCGTTTGAAACGCTGGTGGTGTATGGCGTCAAGGAGGAGGCATTCGCAACGATCGACACCGGCGCGGTGCGCTCTGGCGCTGACGCACTCTGTCTGCATTTTTCTGAATATCCGATCAACACCGTCAAAGCCGTGGCCACCGCCGTGACATGGGTGCGTCCGCTTGAGAAAGGGAACATTCACCACTGCAACGCGAAAATGTCCAACACCGACATTATCGAGTACGCAAAGGAACACCTCACGCTATTCCATCGAGCCGAAACCTTGCAGGGATATCCGAAAGACAATCGACCTATCTCCGTTGGCGTCGGCACCGCGCTGTATGAAGTGTTCGCCCGCAAGAACGAGGAGCTGGCCGACTGCTTTATGAACGACTTGTACACCGGCGAAAAGTTGGAGCGTAACGATGTCGCGTTTGTGCTTCGCAACGCCTTCCAGAAAGACGCACAGCGCACTACGTCGAAGCTGCCGACTTCGATCAAGGCCCGGATGATTATCAAAGGATGGAACTGGCGGCGGCGCGGCATGCCGATGGCCACCTATCAAACCGTCACCGTATCGGCCAACGATGAACAACGGATCAGCATCCTATGAGTAAACACGTCACGACTCACTTTGCCCAAGCCCACGTCGGCGCGATCAGACGCAAGATCACGCGCGCGCCAACGTGGGACGATGTAGCCGATGCTTACGATGCGGGCCTGAATCATGCGCTGCATTCCGACTCACGCAACCGCACGCGGCTAATGAGCTACGTGAACGCGATGCGCGTGGTCAATGCCGAACACAAGGAGAGCGCCCCATGAGCGCATCGAAGCTATACCCCAAAACCTACAAAGGACGCGAGGAGTCGGGCGGCTACATCGCCTTGAACGAAAGCCGTAAATCAGAGGACTCACCACACTACCGAGGGCGCGTCTTTCTGTCCGGCATCGGCTGGTATTGGGTATCCGGTTGGCTACGCGAGTCCGCTAAAGGCGAGATGATTTCAATCAGCCTCAAGGAAATCAGCGATAAAGAAGCTGAACAGTACTGCGCACCGAAACAACCCAAAAAACGCAGTCACAAACGTGAGCCGGGCGACGATGACGATACTGACACGTCAGTCGATAGCGGCCGGACAAGCGATATCCCGTTCTAATCACCCTCACCCCCCCGGTTGCTTGTAGGACACGCCGGAGGGGAATAAAGCGTTCTACTTATTGTTGATTCTTATTATATGTGGGCGTATCGTTTTACCCCGTCAACCACATGACGCCAGGAGACGCAACATGAAGATGGTCTGCGAGATAGAAGGGTGTGGCGAGGAGTTAAGCGAGGGGTGTGGCTCAAAGGGCGGGCTAATGATTTGCCACAATTGTCGGGGTAGTTCGTACTACTGGAAAAAGCAGGGAGTCGGCGCAGCACGCGAACGACGCGAAAGACTACAGCTATACACGCATCGCATCGAATACTACGAGCCGCGCGTACTCAAAATGATAAATGACGCCAAACGCAGCGTGAAAGCCGATCGCGCCCGCGCGAACGCAGCAATGCACCACTAATAAAACGAGGGACTAACCAGTGGCGAAAGTAACTAACACGACCGGCCTTATCAATGCGCCGAAACCTAAACCACCGAAACCGAAACCGTCACCGAAAAATTTTGTGTGGCCACTAAAGGCCACCGACGAGGACAAGCAAAAGTTTGCAGCGTCCCTACAGGAGCTACTGCCGCCGGTTAAATGGACGCACAGCGACTTGGCGGAGGCGCTGTGGGGACGCGACAACTTTACCGCGCGGAACATCGGCAAGACGCGCGAATGGATACGCGCCCAGGGCCGCTTTCCCAATGATGTAGAAGCGGCGTACGTCGCGCAGCTATTAGAAGTGCCGATGCAGCAGCTCATGCAGCCCACCGCGCCATTCGATCCGACTGGCGGCGGCATGGTGCGTCCAATGAGAGTGCCGAAAACGAAAGCGGCCCAAGCTGATTCAGAAGGATCAAAGCCAGGCCCGAAAGCCAAGCCGCTCGCCAACGGTCACGACCCCCATGACCGGCGCTGGATACTGCCTGAAGGGATGGAAGTACCCAACGTGAAGCTCGAAACCTACAAAGAGCGCGCTGGCTTTTTGATGGTGACGATCAGCGGCGTGATGCCCGCTCAAGTCGGGCGAGCCATCATGCAGTTGGCCGATTGTAAGCCAGCGAATGAGTAACCATGCGCGGCGTCCGTTGCAATCTTTTAGGCGAGCGATTCGGCTATCTCACGGTAGCCGCCTTCCATCCTAATGATTTGCCGGGAACGTGGTGGCTGTGCCGCTGTGATTGCGGCCAGCCCTGCGTCAAGTCGGCGAGCGATCTGCGCCGCAAGCGGTGGGTTCATTCTTGCGGTTGTCGCGCGCAACTGGTGAAGTCGATACAGCGCCACACCCGCGCCGGGATCGACCGACGACTCGATCACTTACATTCACTGCACCGGCAATAGGGGGCTGTCATGTCACTACGCATCAAATGGGAGTTTGAATACACCGCCAAGGTGCTCGCCGCAGCGGCCATCGAGCAACGCGAGTTTCGCGACAATCGCATCAACTTTTGGGAAGGCAAAAAGGAATCGGTAATGGAGCGCATTAAATCGGAAGGACTCACCATTGACGAATCACTGGCCGATCAATTCGCGGCGTCCAACACTAAGTACGGTTCAAGTGGCGGGCGTGGCGCAACGGTGATGATCGACCCCACCATGCAAGCGGACTTGGACGAATGCGTGCAAAAGATTCGCGTGCATACCGAGTTTCGCAAGCAGTACGACGCGTGGGCGCAGCTACTGAGCGCGAACCCGGAAACGCGCATCAAACTCGATCACGATGATTGGATGTTTTACTTCGGCAAAGGGTAATCGACTGACGCCGACGGACGTTCCACATGAAACAATTAGAGATTTTGCTATGCGGAAAAAGATTAGTCTGATCCCAGTCAAGCCGATGGGTAACGAGCGCTTCGTGATTTTCCAGTACCGGACTGATCGAATTGACCACTGTCATCTAGTGACTAGTTGCACTAACAGCGAATTAGATGACGCGCTGGACCGAATTAAGGACGCGAGAAGAAACGGCGTGATGACAAAAAAGGCCGCGCCCTCGGAAGGAAGCGCGGCCTGAACAGGGACTAACTAAGTCAGGCAACCATGACGCAGGAGGGGTCGCCGACTGACAGTATACACCCGTCAGTCGGCGCTGTAGACCATGACGCTGCCAGAGGCTAGAGTCCGTTTCCCGCCGATCTGGGTCATTTATGACCGGCCTGCCGACTACCCGGATCACTACGTGGTCCGCGTCTGGTACGGCCTGCACCCGGAGCCGCGTTGCTGGCTGTTTGAGTCCCTGCAACAGGCGCGCGATCATATTGAACGGGAAGGCGGGAGCGTCCGCATGGATCGGGCCAACACTGACGAAATTATTATTGTGGAAACGTGGTTGTGATTACCGACGAAGCACGTCAGCAATACGAATCGCTTTGCGAAAACTTCATGCGCCGGTTTGAGCGGTTTACGCCGCGCATGAGTCGCTTTCGTTTCATCGCCTGGCTACAAGAATCGCTGGCGTGGTTCAATATTCCGGTGTGCATCGCTAACACCCTATTGTTTTTCAACACCGGGCGCGGCTCGGATTTGCTGTTTTACGTCATGCTGGGGGACGCCCTCATTATCACGCTGGCGGCGATCTATCGCGCCATCGTCCACAAACGCTTGTGTCAGGAATGCGAGGAACTAGACTGCGCCGCGTCGATGTTGACTGACTTCCTTCGCCACAATCCTGAGTTAGCTAAGACCGGCCACTTGGTACGCCTCGCCCGTGACTGACGAATACAACATCAACACTTGGCCCAAGTATGGGCGGCTACTCAATGGCGTAGTCGTGCCCTGCACGATGTATGAGTGGGCAATGATGTTTGAGGATATAGCGAATCGCCGCATCGGCAATGACATCATCGAGGGCGCGCACGTTTCCACGATTTTTCTCGGACTCAATCACGGGTTCAGCAATCGCCCGCTGTGGTTTGAGACGATGATCTTTGACTTGGAAATGCACGAGAAAGGCAGTCAACCGCAATGGCGCTACGAAACGCTGGCGGAAGCGCAGGAAGGCCACGCGCGTGCCTGCGCGTGGGTTCGTGAACATATCGAAGTGATGCGCGCCGAACGACGCGAATCACTACTCGCCGATGTTCCTACGCCAAAGTCACCGTGACCGTCAGCGGCGTCACCGGCTCGCCAGCGGCGCTCAACACTTCCACGCCATTACTGGTTTGCACGGCTTCGACATTACCGTTCTCATTCAAGCGACGCGCCACATTCGCCGCCACCACGCCAGCGGTATCGCCAATCGCGACGTTGGTGATGATGTTGGTCGGAACCGCAGCAACCACAATGCCGACTGTGACTGTGCCCGCAAGCGAGGCTTTCCCGACGAAAACAATAAAGTTGCCGGTGACTGCGCCGCTTAGTTGTACTGGCGTAGGCGGGGCCGGTGGTGTTGGCGCACCGACGCGCGGCGCACCGGCAATGTCGGCTGCGCCACCGTCCGCGTCCGCGCCTTTGGTGATGGGATTACCGGTCGGCGCAGGTGCGCCCGATCCTGGCTGAAACTCGCCGCCCAAAGACGGCACGGTATACGCGACATCGCCAACCGGATCGCTAGGCGTTGCCGCCGTCGATGCAAAGCCACCCGGTGCGGGTCGCGTGTAGGCGACATCGCCTGTTTTGAATGGAGGTGCTGGTAAGTCACGCATGGGGAATTACTCCTAATCATTACTTGGGTAAACGGCGTTTCGGTTTCTTCACGCGAGCCTTGCTCGGTTCGCTTTCCGCTTCTGGCTCATCGTCCGCCTCGTCTTCGTCTTCATCGTCTGCGTCAGCCATCGCCGCCGCCAACACCACGGGCGGCGTCGAACTGCGATTCGATGACAGTCCCGCTTTCGGTGTTGCAAACCACGGAAACAAGTTGGTACGAATGCTCGCGTTCATCGCCCGGCCCACGAGCGTCGATGCCGGTTGCGGCTTTACGAGTGCAGGCGGCGCAATGTAAGTGGCTCCGGCTGCGAACAACGCCTCGCCGCCATCGACGGGACCGGATAGCACCGGCACCATGCCGGGGCCGAACTCGCCGCCCAAGCTTGGCATCTTGTACGCTTTCACGTCGGCGAATGACGGGTCAACAAGTAATGTGTCCGCAGGCGGGCCAGCGGGCGATGGTTCTGCATACGCGTCATCGCTGACGGGTAGGGTGTCGATGTCACGCATGGTCAATTCTCCTCAAAAGTTCGATCTAGTTTCTTGTCTGCGCTGCTTTCCGTTTTCTTTTCTGCGGCCGCCGCTTCGTCTTCTTTCTTTTCCCGCAACTGTTCGCGGCCTGCCGCTGTTGACGTATCAATCTCACCTTTTTTAGGCCCGGCAACTAACGTCGCCACTTCCTTCGACATTTGCGGACTGGTTCCAAAGAAGGACCACAAGAACCCGATTATCTGTCCGTATGCCTTGCTTTGCGGCAGAACGGCTCCCAAGCCGAAGGTAATCATCATCGACAACAAATGATAGGACGCCTCCACGGCATTGCGTTCGCCTTGGTTGGTGTCTTCACTGTTGCGCCTAAAGTAAGCAATCCACCTTTCTACGTCTTGCACAATGGGGCCGTAGACAGGACCGGCGAGAGTGGCGAAAAGTCCACGATTGCTGCGCGCGCCGACAGTGGTGTCGATAACGACGTTGGATAGCCACCCCAACAAACCCCAATACTGCAAGATTTGCATTTGTGTTTCCTTGCTCGTGAAGCGATCCCAAAAATCCTCACCGCGATCGTCCCAATCGTCCGCGCGCGTGAGCAACATGCGCGCCACGACAAAGAACGCTTGCGCAACATACATAGTCCCCATCGTTGACAAGACGGGCAATGCCATCGCATTCAAGCGTTGTTTTGCCGTGAGCTGCACATCGCCATACTTGCCCGTACGCGCGGACTCCAACTTTTTCGCGTTCTGTTTAGCCCAGTTAACGAAGTTGGTACTCATCCAACTCGTGAGCCGATAGATCAAGCCAAAGTTGCCACGATTCGCCATCAGCATTTTGGTGGAGGGGGTGGGGTTTTGAATCGTCGTGGTGACGTAGTGGTGCAGCGCGTTTGCGAGCGCCAGCCCGTCACCACTTAACGTATCGACTACCGTTAAATTCTCGATGGACTCCGGCCCTTTCAGAAACTCAGCGAACGAAGCGGTGTTCTTAATACCGTGTTCGCGTAGCCACTGCCCATACATCGCGGCATTATTGTCGTTCGCGCGAATGCTTTCGGCCGCGTCATAGAATGCTTCCAGCCCCATGCGGTTAATAATTTTTTCATGCGCGGCCGTGATCGGTGTCAACAAATTGAACCGATACGTTTTTTGCGAAACGCGCGAGACCAGTCCTTTGCCTTGTGTGTCATCGCCCGTTGTTTGCGCCTGCGCGGTCATCGAGTGGGCGGAGTCAACCAAGATACCGGACAGTCGCCCAAGTCGATCCGCTGCCGCGTAGCGCGCCTTCTTCGATTGACTACGCATCAAAGGAACGGATGCCTTCATTAAGTCGCCCAAGGTCTTTAGCGGGGTTAGCGATTTGGATAGCACGCCAAACGGTTCGGACAAATTTGGAATCGACGCGCGCCCCAACATTTGCGCGTTGCTGATCGT